CCGCTCGTCCCGGATTGTCGGTCGAGAATCCGAACGCATAGCCACCCTCGGGTGTGCGCAGTTCCTCGGACATGAAACGCCAGTGCGGGAAGCGGTGCTGGTAGACCTTCACCGCGCCCCAGAGCTGCTTCTCGATCTGCATCCACGAGCCGCTGGTAAAGATGCACTGACCACGCGGGAACTCATGCAGAAACCAAAGCACAAGCGGAGCCACAAGGCGCGCCGTCTTTCCGCTGCCGTTCGCTGCGACCACACTCGTCGGCTGTTCCATCGCCACCGACTCCATGGCTTCGCACTGCCAAAGGTATGGCACGATGCCGAGAACACGGACGCAGAATTCCGTCGGGGTCATACAAATGATGGCATTTTTGACATTTCCCTTTGTTTTGACTCAAAATTTAGCGCGTAGAACATTTCCATAAAATTTTCATCACTAAGCCCTTTTCTGTTCAATGGTGGCTGTAATCTGATAATTTCACACGCTTCTACGTAGTTCATGTATGCTTCGCGCTCTTCGTGGTGCAATCCTCGCGCCCATTTATCGTGACAAGTAACTCCGACTTCATCAAATGATTTTGATTGCCCGTGCATTCTGATTCGCTTCCGTATGTCTCGCGTTTGCCCGACATATTGAATGGAGCCATCCAGATAAAGCCTATAAATGACGTATTTTCTGCCATATTTTGCGGCGAGTCTTTCGATGAGTTCTTTCATTTCTTTGCCTTTCCTTTGGCTAGTTCAACGAGTGCGGCAAGATTGACTTCCTGCTCTGGCGAAAGTGAAACGCTCGCTTGAGTAATTGGTCCACCGTTTGCGCCGGTGATTTCTTGGTGAACTTTGTCGCCGTATTTCTTCGGTGCAAGCTTTCCTGCTCGCCATTGACGCGCCCATATCTGCAACTTCTTGACGTTGTAGTCCTCAGGTGTAGCCGAGTCAGCAAGTTGCACGCAATAGTCCGCTTCGTGTTCCTGTTGAGCCTCGCGTGCCTGCGCGATAAATGTTGCGAAATCAGGGTCATTCGTCATTCTGCGGTAGATGTTGCTGGCGTCTGGAAATCCATTTTTTCCTGCGATTTCATTGATGCTTGATCCTGTTGAAATCAGGTCGAACATCTTTTCTTTCATCTCCTCAGTGAGCTTTGTCGGGCGTCCGCTGGATTTCTTCCCTTGATTTTCCAATGGGTCATTTTTTTTTGCTTGACGTGTTTTCATGGGTCGTTAAAATCTTGGTTATCACATCCTTAGCGCCTGTCTCAGCGCGTCGAGTGTGGGTTTTCCGTCTCTGCCGATTGCTTGCGGTCCGAGCCTGTCTGTGATCGTTTTCCGTGCTTCGTTTGCCAGTTCGGGCGTGAGGTCATCGATGTTAGCATCAACTCCAGCGTTGAATTGCTTTCCGAGGTCAACGCCAAATTGCGCGACGTTCGGAGCTTTGACTCGTTCGCCTTTTCGGACCAGCTTGCGGCGCTCGGCTTCGGCTCGTTTGACCGGCTCTTGGATCATGTAGGAATTGAAGCCGAACGGACCCCATGGCACATCGAAGCCACCGATGTCTGCTGCGTTCTGAAATTGCCAATAGGCGAAGTCATCCCAGCGTCTCACGTCTCCTTCAGCCTCAACATGTCGCTGCCGCTTGATGCGCGCTCCCGGGCGCCGGACAAAGCGTGCCGCTGGATTGAGATTCAGCCAGTCCTCGTTGCGCATTCTGCCCTGCCATTGAGCGAATGTTGACGCTTGCTCCAGATTCGTGTTGTAGATCAGTTGTAAGCGAGCGTTTGAAACGACGTTGGTGATCTTGGTGTCCTTGTAGTCGGCAGGCGTTGCCAGTCCTTCCTGAATCAGAAACTCTGCGGAACGCTCCCGGAACTTGGCGAGTCCCGTCTCCTTGTAGGCTGTCACGATCTCCCCCGTATTTACGTCCACGATCTCCTCTGTGGCGTCCGCTTGCCAGTCCAGCAACATGTTCCGCATTTTATTGAGAACGCGCGCTGAGGTCACTGTGGCGCTGAAAAACGAGCGATTGCGGATTGCCGGTGCCATAGCTGACCATTCGCGCCATCGGAACCACGACGGCGTCACTTTGCGCCGTGCGAGGTTTTCGACTGCTTGCAGGAATGCGTTCATTTCGTTGAGCTGTTGAGTTCGGCGATTGCTCGCTTGCCCACCGGCGTGAGGTGGTAGGTTGAAGGTCTGCCAGGCTGCTTTGTGATCATGCCCTTTTGCGTGAGGCTCCAGAGCTTGTTGTTGACGAAAACGAGTCCGACCTTGGCATGGTTTGCGATCTCACGCATGGTTCGACCGTCGGCGATGACGAAGATGCGAGCCTCGCCCATGCCGATGCCGAGCGAGTAGAGTTTGCTGACGATGCAATGAACCGTGGTAGTGGTCACGCAAGCAACATACAGAAAACGAAGCGGTTGGCAAGCGTGAAATCGGATCGAGTTCGCCCCTGCTCCTCGCGCCTGAACATGCGGGAGCAGAGGCATTGTTCCCGTCCATCACTCGATGGGGAGATTTTTGATTGCCGCTTGCACGGCGTCATAAGCGCTGATCATCGCTCTGGCTTTCTCGATCTTCTTGCAGTTCGACCAGACGGTGTCATGACCGGCGCTGAAAACTAGTCCGATCCGAGCGAATGTCCAGCCTCGGTCACGCATGACAGCCTGCACGACTGCTCTGGCATCCGCTGCTTCCTGTAACCGTGTCTTGGTTGTGACGAGGTCAGGATCGACGCCCATCTCGGCGCTCACGATTTCGATAATGTCTGAGATTTTCATGGTTTGTATTGCCTTGAGCTTCGCCTGATTACTTGATCACTGGGAACTGCTCGATGGCGTCTCCCTTTTCACGCCACCGCAGGAATCGCACCGATGTTCCAGCCCTCGCGTGATTCCATGCTTTGATGCAGAGCGCCATCATGTATGTTTTCGACATTTTAGCCTTTGAGAGTGAGTTGCCCATCAGTCTCTCACGTAGAGCATACCAAGGAGTGCCTCCCTCTAGTCCGATGCCGCGAATAACTTTTTCTACGAACTGGTCAGCAAGTGCTGCATCTTTACGGCTGAACAGGTAATGGCAGGCATCCAGAACGCTCGGTAGAATCAAGCCTTTGGCTTTATATGAGGTTTGAAGTGATTCCCGCGCCTCATGATACTTCTCAAGAAGTTCTTCCATTTCTGTGTTGGTATAGCTGACGCTTTTGTCTGCTCGTCCAGTCATATATTTATCCACGAGAACTAAGCAAGATGCCAGTCGGCAGGCATTTTGTTCACCTCGAACTCCCAGCGTGTCGCCAGCGCTGCGGCGCTTTCCTACGTCTTTCGTGTCAAACACATCAGATGCCAGTCCCTCGACCACGAATGTCTGGATTGATACTCCAGAGAGCACTACGGCTGCGAGGCGGTGTTGCCCGTCGATCAGGCGATCTTCATTTATGCAGATCGTGTCTCCGTTCACTTTCCATGCTCCGCGCTTCATCTCCTTTGCTAGAGACTCAACATGGATTCGATTCATCGGACGATTTCCCGCATTCTTTTCATTCAGTATTTTTTGCGCCCACTCAGGTGTAATGGTCATTAGGTTTGCTTTCATATTGTTGTATTTCGTTGGTTTTGTGTGTTGTGTGTTGATTGTTGATTTTGTTTTTTACTCATTGCTTTTGTTTGTGCCGTTTTCTCATTCCTTCCCATCCTGGCGCGTAGGCTCTCTCCCATGCTGGGTTGCGATTGTCGAGCAATACCCACCAAATGCTCCTGCGCTTGCGGAAAACGTGCGAGATCCGTGCTTGCTTTTGTTTGTTAGTCATCGCCGCTTCCTTTCCATGCGAGCGCATCTTGCCAGCCGTGGCGGTAGGTCTGAGAGTAGGTTTGCAATCCGCAACGCCCAACGTGCTTGCGATACGCGTCAGCAATCGCATCTTGCATGTCTATCATTTTGCTGGTGTCAGCAATATGATCAACCCACTCCAGCAAGCTGTCTTGCCAGTCGTCAGCGTATGGCGGGTGGTTTAACCGCTTAGGAGGTCCTCCATTTCCCCAAATGTGAGTCCACCCTTGTCTCGTTGGACTCTCATCGTGGTGGATCACCTTGCCGTTTGCATTCTGCGCGATATACCCTGGCTTCTCAATCCCCGCCGCTTTGCACGCTGCGAGCAGGGAATCCGATAGTTCTTTTTCTGGTGTGTTCATAAACTGGGCGTTATGCTAGAAATAATCCCTCACGTTCGATGCGGTCGAGTTGATCCAGATCGGCGGCAGACAGATCGTAGTTCCTGCCATTTCGGCGGAATATCATTGAACCGAATTGTCCAATCGGCATCCAGCCTTTTATGATTAGCGTGTTGATGATGCGTACATACCTTTCGGCGGTCATTGGTGTTGGTGTCATAGTCTCGATATTTGATACTTCATAAAATCCGCTTGGGTCAGCAGTCCGCTGATTTCCGCGTGTTTGCGCTCGATCTCGTTGCGCTCGTCGATCGGAAACGATGCGAACTCTGGTCGCTGCATTGTCGCCTCAAGCTTGTCAAACTGCCCCAGCAGCTCAGCCTCCAGCGCGGTCGCTAGTTCTAAGGCGCGCTCATTCATGGCAGCCTCCTTTCACTGCGGATAATGTTTTGTCAATATCATCAGCGGCATCATCCCACATACATCCATATTTTGGATTTCTAAATCGTTCGGATGCTGTGCGCAAAGCCTCCGCCAACGCATCGCGCTGCTTGGTCATGTCGGCAAGCTCGCGTTTTAGCACATTGATTGCTGCCTTGGCGGCTTCTCGCTCATAGGGGTCGATCTGCTTTGCGAGGTTAACAACATCCTCTCGCAGCTGCCTGTTGGCGAGGGTAAAAGCGTCACAAGTATCGCATCCATTTTTTTTACTTTCGGCAAGCTCACGTTCGATCTTCTGCGCTTCCTCGATCTCCACCATGTATTCGCCAGAAAAAGCCATGCGCGTTGCTTTGTCTGTCCTCGGTGTATCACTCATGGGAGCCTCCTTTCTTGCCGTATGCGCTTCCAGCTGCGTCCCTGCCGTCAAGGTCGGTCGGTGGTAGGTCAAAGCCGCTATCCTCTGGCTGATGCGTAGCCCAAAGGAAAACGATGTGCAAGATGGCAATCAGGATCGCGATGATCCCGATTGTTACGATAATTTTGTCGATGGTGGTCATTGCTCTGTGTTTTCTTGTGCTAGGGTTTCGATTTTTTGAGTCAGCCAGCCGAGCGTCGTTGCGTCGTTAACTGGTGATGGGTTGTATATTGCTATGCGCAAATCCTGCAGCGCAAATAGCAGTAGGAGCTTTGCCTGTTCCTCGGTTAGTTTTTGGATGTGTTCGATCATGGTGGTAGTTTGTTGAGTTTGCGCGTAGCAGTCGCGCCCCTGATTGAGAGTTAGGCAGGAATGCCGTGGCGTTTCATTAGTAAGCTTGTAGCAGTCCTAATACTGCCAGTTAGGTAATCCAGCAAGCTTTCAGCCTCGTCGTCAGTAACTTCTTCAAATGCTTCCGATTGAGTAATGCCGTAGTGATTGGCGATTGCTTTCAAGATTTCGGTTTTTGTTTTTAAGTCAGTAGCTGAGAAAAATGCTTTGGTGATGTTTGCGTTGTTCATTTTCGTGATTCGGTGTGTTCGTTGTGCCTCGCGGCGCGCTCACAATACAATAATTCCTTGCAAATTGTAAAGCGATTTCTGCAATAAAAATGAAAATAGTTCTCTAGCCTTTATGTACCAATGGTTTTTTGTTGTGCATTTCCGCTTAAAATTTGCCATGCGAGCGCAGCCACTTGCGGAACTTGTCCGTTTCCAATGGCACTAACCTGGTCCATGTAGGAATCCAGCCCATGCTCCACTCCAAAACACTTGGATGGGGCTTGTAACCAAAAAGACGGGCATTCGCTTCTAGCTCTGCTGAATATCTCGGTTTCGCGGCAATTCCCCAGCCACTCTTCCCCATGGCTTTCGTGGGCGCAGGCAATCCAAATTCGCTCGCGTTCCACTGGTCCACCGCAATGTCTTGCGCCCAGCACTCCCCATTTCGCATTATACCCCATTTCGGCCATGTCTCGGAGAACGTCTCCAAGCCCCCGAACAGTGAGAGCTGGCGAGTTTTCCACGAACACGAATCGCGGTCCCACTTCGCTAATGATTCGCGCCATTTCTTTCCATAGTCCGCTTCGGTCGCCATTGATGCCAGCGGCTTTGCCGCAGACTGCAATGTCTTGGCAGGGAAATCCTCCGCAGATGATGTCAACTTTTCCTCTCCAGGGTGTTCCGTCGAATGTTTGCACATCATCAAATATGGGAAACCATGGAAGGTGACCGTCTTTTTGCCGTGCTGATAAGACTTGCTGGCAATAGGGTTCGATCTCGACAGCGCACACTGGGTGGTGTCCGAGCAAGATATCGGCAAGTATCCCTCCGCCAGCCCCTGCAAAAAGGTGGAGAGTTCTGAGTTTGTGCAATTCACTGGTTCGTTGTTCATTTTTCATTTTGTTCCCGTGGTTAGTTTCTTCGCCACTGCAATCGCCCTTGTGAGCCGTGGGTGCATCATGCTTGCGCCTTCGTGTCTGCCAATCTCATCCGTCAAGTTCCGCAGTGCTGCCATTGCATTATTTAGCTCACGCTCTAGTTGCTTGCTTTTGGCTTCATGTTCCATCGACTCAAAATGTCGTGCATTGGATGAACTTATCGCCGCCGTCAAACTCGCATTTAGATTATTGCGCTCTGATGTCACCTTGTTTAGCTCTCGCTCTAGTTGGTGTGCGTGATTTAACATCTCGCTATACCAGTATCCTTCAGCAACTGCATCCGTCCTCGGTGTGTCTGATTCTGTGTTCATTGTTCGGTTGGTTTGTAGTTGGCGTGATCGAATAGCTTTTGCCAGTCGTCGCGGTTGTATTGTGCTTCGTTGTATGCCTCGCTTAGTATTTGCGATTGCGTCCACAAATTGATCCTATGCCAGTTTGCAATTAAGCAACGGACAATTGCGAACGCGCCGCCCGTGTTTCTGTTGTGGCAGTATCTCGCTGCAAATGTCATTGCGGTGTTTTCTGCTAGTGTGTATGGTTCTGTGTTCATTGTTCTTTCGTTTGTTTCTTGGTTCGGTAGCTCTTAAAACGATTGTTCATCTGTGTCGGTTTTCGTGGGGTCAAAGCCGAGGTAACTGCGGAAGTCCAGCCCATCGCCGAGGTGACCCAGTTTCGCTCTGGTTTGCTCTTTGATCTGCGCATGTAGAGCATCCACCTCCTGCCGTCCCGCGTAGTATGCCGATTGCTGAGCCTCTACGTGCTTTTCCTCGCGTTCTGCGTTGCGCATGGATAGATTATACCCTCGCGCCACTAAATCGCGAATTTCGGCACTTGTGAAGCCCATGGTGAAGCCTGACAGCTGCTCGCCGAGGATCATGAGCTTTTTCACCTTTCGATTCTCGCCATCTCTCCAGATTGCTTTTGGCGTGAAAAGATTGCTATTTCTCAGGTCGGCAATAAAGTTCTGTCGGTTTTTCGGGTCTTTGTGGAAATTGTCGAGTCGTTCGGCAATGAGCCAGACAGCATCGCATGACCGGCAATACATGCCGCGTGAGCTTGGACGTGTGCAGTTGATGCAGGGTCGGGTGTGTAGTTTGATTTGTGTTTTCATGATCCGTAGTAGAGTGAGTCTCGAGAGTTTGGTGCGCGGTAGCCTGTGGCTTTCTTCCAGCGTTCGCAAGCTGTCCAAATGCCGCTGAGTGATTCGCAGAACTTGCTGCGGTTGTCTGGTCGAAAATATCCTTCGGCGTTCGATTCGAAATATGCTTTCAAGACCTGCAAGTCATCATCGGTGAGTGCTGCGAGCTGCTCCTTGTATTTGATGAGCGCGGCTCGATCCTCATTGTTCCACGGTATCTTCTGCCATGACGTTCTGATGCTGTCGATTGATGTCATGAGCGCAAGGTCGTCACTAGTGGAGGCTGGCGTGTGTGTCGATCCTTGTGGCTCAAAAATACCCTGCCAGCCTCCCGCAAGCGAGTGTTTCAATGCTGCGATGGCTCGCGCTTCACCCATCTCACCGAGCTTGGCAAGCTGTTGCTTTTTCGTCGTAGGCGTGAGCTTCTTCTTGATCTCGATCCGATGCTGCTCCCAGTTGCCCCAGAACATGAGGAAATCAGGCGATGAAAAAGGCAATTCGATTTCTTCTTTTTCTGTACTTTTACCATTACCTATCTCTTTACCTTTACCTTTACCTATACCAGTAGGGTATGGATACCCTATGGATAGGGTATGGATACCCTTTGGATACCCTTTGATTTCTCCATTTTCGTCAATCATCCCGTGTTTTTCGAGAGATTGAAATGCAGGATTGTGAGCTTTGCAGTCACGCGAGAGCTTGCCATGCTGGAATTCGATGAACTTGCAAACGATGAATTTACCATCGGCAATCTCGGCAACTCGGCTTTTGATCTCGTCCATCTTTTCAAACGCTCGCTTGATTCCAGTTTGGAACTCGCAAAGGGCAAAGTCAGGTGTGATGATCCCAGCATTGTCGCACTTATCGACCAGCCAAAACCAAAGGAGCTTCGCATCAGGTGACAAAGCGCGGAACCATGGATCATCCCATTTCAATGTTTCTGTAAATCTTTTAGGCATAAATAAAAAAGCCCTCAAATCTACCAAGCGTAGCACCCGAAGAAACTTCTCGGCACTTGGCAGATTTGAAGGCTGTTGTAAAATGTTTCATTTTTTTCTAGGTGCTAACTAGGTCAATTTCTCGACGCGCCAAAAATAGCGCATCGAGATAGTTATATCAAGCAATCTTTTTCGATTTCGCGATTTGGTCGATCATGCTCTGGAGGTTTCCGCTGATCTCCGCCGCTTCCTCGCGCCCTTTGTCGGTCAAGATGTAGGTGTAGTAACTGTGCGGATTGGTAAACTGCTCATGCTTGATCTTCGTGATATACCGCTCGTGACCTTTCCAGCCTTTAAGGTAGCGATGATCGCAGCATTTTTGAGATGCCTGTTGCATGTCGCCCGTCCTGACAGGCGTGTCGTATTGCGCTAGTTCGAGCAAAAAGACAGCTCGGTAAATGCTCATTCCGTAAATCAGATGTTTGATTTGATCGCGTGATATATCGCCTTTTGGCGTGCGGATTACAAGTTGTAGTAGTTTCAGTGGTGTCATAATAGTTTCATTGTTTCGGTTTGTTCTGGCTTCGGTGAGTCTGCGAACATATCCATTTGCGCCGTTTCTCTTTTTACGCGAGCAATGCCAGCCGCGAAGTAGTCAAGATCAAGCTCGCAGCCTGTGAGATGCACGCCGCCATAATGCGCGGCGATTGCGTGGCTCATGCTGCCGAGGTGCGTGTCGAGGATCTTGTCTCCTTGTTTGGCGTAGTTGGCAAGAAGCCAGCGGTAGAGCGCGATGGGTTTTTGGGTTGGATGTATCTTCGCATCGTATCCCGCGCTGAAGTGGTGCATTGCGAAGCGGCGGCATGAACCATCAAATGATGTCCATGCCAGTTCAAAGTCTGCCATGTTATTCGTCCCGTTCATCTTGTCCCATGATAGGAAGCACCGCGTGGAGGTCAGGTGGTCAAGAAAGTAGTTGCCTCCCCAGATGATTTGATTCTTTGAGACGCGGCGGAGTTCCACAAAATATTGACCATCTGGCGTCGAGCTATCCCACTCGCTGCCCGTGATTCCGTTCATTCCGCGCATCATTGACCGTTTGCTTTCCGTTGTCTTTTTGAACTGTGACACGATTCCAATCCCATAAGGCGGATCAACGATAGCCAAGTCGAAATGCTTGTCTGGGTATTCTTTCATCAGCTCCATGCAGTCCATAAGCCGCAGGTCGAGCGTGTCTGTTTTGTAGTGTGTCATAGTAGTTTTCGTCTGTAAAATTCTGCGATGAGTGCGGCGTCGACCAGCCCTTCGTGAGCCTTCTTGCTGCGAGGTGTTGCCAGCCATGTCTCGGTCACCCATAGCTCTTTAGCCTTTGCCCTAGCGAATGGCTTAGTCTCACCCTTTGGTACCTTGCCGAGCATTTCCTTCTGCCATGTCTGAGGTGCGATTCTGATGTGCCGAATGTTATTTGCTTCGAGAATGCCGCGGATCACGCCGTAGCAGTCCCACATTGAGCAGAGAGCGAGTGTGCCTGGTGAGTGTTTGCTCGGCGTCTCAAGTGCCACCGCGACCTCGTCGGAGTATTGAAACTTCTGGATCCATTCGCAGACGGCGATAGCGTCGCACTCCCTGCTGCTGCCGTTGGTTCTTGTCGGCATGAGAATACTTTCGAGAACCATGCCGCTGTATGCTGAGAGTGCTACAAGAGCGCCGCTGATCCCGTTGTCTATGCCGATGATAATGTCTGGTTTTTCTTTCATTTCGTTTGTTTCGTTTGTTTGTCTATTGTTCCCACGGTAGCTCCGCAGTCGATACAGACGAGCTTTCCATTTCGTTCTAGTGGTGTGCCGTATTTGCACACGGGACAGTCAGGAAGGTCTGCGTAGTTCGGTGGCGCGAAGAATAATTGCCCAGCCGGGGAGTGCGCATCCTTGATTGTTTGCCCGCTTTGTATTCCGTGTTGATGTTTCATTTGCTGTAGTCCTTTTTCACGAACCTCCTCCAGTGTGCCTCGATGCGCCGCTGCACGATGTCCCTGACTTCCTCGTCATTGACCTTCACAGCCGCCGCAGTGATTCTGATGGCAAGCCGCTCGTCTTTCGGAGCAGCCTGCCACCATTGGCGGAGTTTCTCAAGTGTCTCCGTCTCACCCATTACAGTCTGATCGCGTTAAGGATCTTCGGCATTTCTTGCTCATATTCCGATGCGAATGCCAGCGCGGTATCACGGATTTTGTCGGTGTAGTCATCCCATGGCACTGGCAGGATCAGCGGCTTGAGTCCCGGGAAGAACGACATGAAATACCACGTTTGAATGCCAGTGATTGCCATGCTGAAATGCACCTGCGGTCGATACTTGGCGGGTAGCTCACCGTCGAGCAAGTAGTCAACGTGCGTATCAACGCTCGGGCATTTGATCTCCAGCCCGTGAACAACTTCGTCGATCATAAAAAGCCCATCAGGCGAGCAAGCAAGGCACGGGTGCAACATTGATTGCAACATGCCCACGGTATCGACTGCGTGACCTGTGATCTCGGTGAACTCATCGCGAGCGATAGGCTCATGGTCATGACCCCACTGAGTCGCAGCGTTGCCGGCAAAGACGTGCGGGTCATCGAGCAGGCATTCCCGCGCTAGTTTGCGCATGAGTCCCTTTGATGCCGCTGCCAGCTTGCCAGTTGGCGTGATGATACCTGCCGCCTGCGATGCCGTCAATTTGCCCTTGCGAGCGTTAAGCCATTCCTCGGTGCCTTGGTCGATGTTGACGATGTGGTAGTTCACGCTGTCACCTCACTTTCTTCTTCATCCTCAGTATCATTTTCAATGCCTGCCGCATTTAGTACGTCTTTGATGCAACTGTCAGCAAGTGATCTGGTGTTATGATCGTAATTTGTCAAATCAAACTCTCCAGTTACTTTGCCGTAAAAACCTTCTGCTGTAATTGTAATTTTCATGCCTCACCTCCTTCCTCTGTCGTGGCTTCGATCGCTGGTAGCATCGGTGCAAACGGATTGATCGCCTCGGCGCGGACTGTTGGCGTGACGTTGCGAGCTTGTGCAAACTCACGATCTTCATCCGTGCGGATCGCGTCTTGGATCTCAGGTGATAGCGGTAGCCATTTCGATGCTCGGCGAAATACGGTCTTTTTTGCCATCTCATCGAAGTCACTGACCCACGGGCCAGAGTTCCCAGCGCGGGAACGCTTGCGGATGCCTTCGACTTCGTCACGAGTCATGACCTCACACTTCTCGCTGCCGTCCTTGAATGTGACGATGACATAAAAAGCGTAGGCATTGCCTCGCGCACCTTTGTAGTCAACGACATGCTGTTCGATCTTGCCGCGATTGACCACGAATTGATCTTGCTCACAGACTTTGTCGGCATGGATGCTCGTGACCGTGCCGCTGCGCATGACCAGCTCGGCGATGCCTTTGTAGTCTAGGATCAGCGTGCATTCTTTGCCGTAGGGTATCAAGTGCGCTCTGCGACCGTCTGGTTCGATGCCGAGTGCGGAAAGGTCCAATAGGCAACGCATGAATGACTCAGGCGTGCAATCCTGCAACTTCGGTGTGCGTGTCAGTGCGGTAATGGCAACGCGAGCGAAGCGGTCTGCGCTCAGGTGCTTTGGCAATGCCAGTGCGAATTGGTTTTTGACGTTGTCCTCGGAGAGTAATCCTTTGAGAGTCCGAGGTTTGGCAATTTGTGTGTTTTCTGTTGTCATGGTAGTTTGGTAGTTAGAATGCAAATGCGTAAAAAAGTGCGGCGATTCCGAAGCCGGTAGCGACTCCGAAGGCGTAAATGGCAATGATGCCTAGTATTGGTGGATTGTCGTTCATAGATCAAAAGGGGATGTCCGAATCGTCATCGTCGTTCATTGGAGCCTGCGGTCCTCGCCCAGTGCTGCTTGGTGCCGAGGTGCTGCCGAACTCCAGAGTCTTACCATTGCCGATGTAGATTTTCTGAACCTTAGCCTGTCGTTCTTCCTTCGTTTGTTGCAGCGCGATGTTGTGAGTGTTTTTGTAATCGTCGATCTCTCTGCGCTCGGTGAGGTCGCAGTTCAGGTATGCTCCCTTTTCTCCGATAAAGACCGCAGGGTGAGGGATGGCAACATGCAAGCTTCCGTCCTTCGCTGTGAATTTGCGTGCGCCTGGTATCTTTAGCAGATCAATTTTTAGTGGGTGTATTATGCTCATTTTGTTAGTCTTGGTTTTGTTTCTATTTTGAGTTCGCCGGTCAGAACGCGGTCAATGCCTGAGAAGATCAGAGCCTTGGCAACGCTTGACGGTTTTGTGTTTGCACGCTTGGCAGCAGCGCGTAGCTGTGCAAGCCCATCTTTGCCCAGCGCGATTGTGACCGCGCCTCGTTTGTTTGTTGGTATCATGTGACGCGCAAAGAATAGTCGATTCCCTTGTAAATTGTAAAGCATTAATTGCAATTATTTTTCACTTTGTCGATTTTCCTTTATTCTACAATGGTTGCAGCGCGGGAAATCTGCACTTCCCGAACGGGAAATCTGCGGGAAATCCTATGCAAACCCTATGTAAACCCTATTTTGCCATACGTCTGCCATACGTCCGATTTACGTCCGGTGATACCGGTCATGCTCGATATTTGAGCTTGAATTCACCCGATTCTCTGGTATTATTCTCGAGAACTTGCGAAACGCAGCGTTGCGCGTAGTAGGTGGGATTCCTGCCTCGATTGAAAGTTGACTACATGTCATCGCGAAAGCTAGGTCGGGTGCAGGTCTCCAATCACAGCAGATCCCTCATGCCTCTCAACGATGCACACTTGAGGGATATTTGTTTTATGGCTTCCCGGTAGCGTCCGAGTAAGCGTTTGCCGATTTGCCGTTGTGGCTGATTTTGCGCACCTTGAGCATACCTTTTTTCACCTGCTTCGATAGAAAATCCTGCGCCGTTCTCGGGTTCATTTTGTATTTCGCGCAAAACTGCTCCGAGGTGAACTCGTCTGGTCGAATCTTCGTTGTCATCAGTTCGCCCATTTGCTGCATCAGCTTTTCAGCGTTTCCTATCTTCTTCATATCAATCTGCGGTGTAAACTCTCGAATGCACTATTGGCAGCTCGGTCTTGTCCTGATTCCGAGCGTCGAAAATGATTGCACTTGGCTGCGGGATCGCATCTGGCACGACCTTGAAGCCGTAGCGTGTCAGCCCCTGCCATGCGCCTGTGATTGCGCTGATCTGATTGCCATCCTGCCAGATCCCGTGCCGATGGCGGTGAGCGCGTATCATAACGTCTGGCACTCGCTTCTTGGCTCGCGCCCGTGCATGGGTCAAGTTGCCGAGCATGATGCTGTGAGCCGATGCCTCCAGGTATGTCCGAGCGGTCGCTGAGATGTGATGCGCGAAGTTGTAGAGCTTGCCGTTCATCTCCAGATCCAGGACGTCCCATGCGTGCTGACCATTGGATTTATTTTTGCTCGCCCCGAGTGCGCGACCGACTGCGATCTCTTGGTTGAGCGTGTGCGATTCCGTGCCTTTGATGATGTGGATCGTTGACGAACGTTCCATGAGTTCGCCGAGAATCTGCTTCACTGCCGTGACTTGATCGCCGAGGTCGGGTGTCATGACCTGCAATGTCTTGTGGTGGATCCCGTCAACAATATCGCCGTTGATAACGATGTCGTAGGGTTGCCCATCTGTGACTTTCGCCACCCAGCCGTTCATGTCTTGCCAGCACTTCCACAGCCATTTTTGGAAATGATTCTGCCCGATGGGATTGCCTTCGTTGCTGACAAAATCCGCCGGCCACAAGCCCACGGTTGACCCCACATGGAGATCGCTGAGAACCAAAATGAGCTTGCTTGTAGTTTTCATGGTTATATGGTAAAGGTGATCCAATCGCGAACGTCCTTGATGTTCCGAGTTCTTATCATGACACAGCCGCCATCTCGCGAGCCTTTGGCGTTTGTATTGCCTTCGATTGTCTGAAAGTTTCCAGCCTTTGTCGGTGCTGAAATAGCGATTCCGCAATGGCTCGTAGAGTGTAGTGAGAAAATGCCGATTGCCTCGCCTGTGTGGCTCCTGCGCGTCTTTGTGCTGCGATCCTGAGTGAGACTCCATTCGTCGAAGCCGTAAGCCGCTGCGGTCGTCGGGCGAGCAAAGGTGAGCTTTGATCCATGCTCCTTTTCCCAGCGTGCCATTGCCTCGCGAACTACGAAACAAATAAACGCTGCGCACCATGGCCAGCCAGTGCCGTCGAGTGATGTTGCCGCTTGGTATTGTTGCACGCGTTTGCCCGTGTTGCTGTAACCGATTTCCTTCGTGCCGATTTCCTCGGTAGCAACTTCTCGGATGTGTTCGCTGAGTGTTTTCATGGTGCTTTTTTGTTATGTGAAACCATTGGTATTGTGATGTTTTCTTGATGTTGACGAAACGAATTTCGTTAACATGCTCATAATGATTTTGAATGCACGGTTTTGTCCTTTTGCCAGAAGTCCAAGCCGAAACTCATCACCGCCTGATAGTATGGCTCCGATAGGGGAAAGCGATCCTTGCGCATGAGTGAGCGGAAAATGGTGTTGACTTGGCAGAAGGTGAGCTTGAAATGCTTCGTTGCCGAGAACTGAAACAGAACGTCATGGACTAGCGATGCGTGGACGTTGGTCACCGTGTCTGGAGTGCCGAGCCATACGCCTAGCACCTTGCGCTTAGGACTGCACCCGTTCCACGCGTAGCCTTGTGAGACGTAGAGTATTCCCTCTTCAATCGTTGCCCAGACTCGCCCAGAGCCATCGCAGAACGCCGCATTGCGGTGATAAAACGGTATCGGCGTGGCGATGATCCGATTCGTCACAAAGCGATAGACCTTGCTGTCAGTCGTGCGAGCGTAGTCTGTGCCAAGGTGGATCATTTTTCAGGTGATTGAATTTTTCTCCAAAAACACCCATGCGCCCCGCATCCGCCACTTAGTCGTGTAACGTCTTTTTCGAGAGCTTGGATGCGATACATGAGCAATGAGTAAATCAGCTTTCCCAATGCACCAACGATGCCGCATAGCGAAAGGAATCCCGTTAATGCCCATCCGATTGGGATCGTGAAATTTGCGTCATTCATGCTTCAACTTCTAGCTTTGGTGCTACATACGCAAACACTCCGTTTTCGAAGCTCCAGTTTGCTGGCATGGCAGTCGGTGCGCGATGACTCAACGCTTCGTTGCCGATCTGGTCAAGCAACGAATTGATTGCGTTAGCCGCTGCGCTATTGGCTGCGAACATTGCCAAAGTGCGCTCTACGTTGTCATTGAGAGCGGCAAGCAAACGATCTTGCGGCAAAGACCAGAACTGTAAGTTCTCCGCTGCAATAACGGTTCCAGCGTAGTGCAAAGCAGTTGCTGCACGGATGATGCCAGCGTCTTTTTCCGCTAGGTCTTTTTCGAGTTGTGTTTTAGGTGTGAGCATAAGAAATGTGAAAAAATGTTAAAGCCACAGTTTAGCACCATTTACAGTGAGCCTGTGTGGGAAGGTGTCAGAAGTCGAACACATTGCTTGTATCGACCTATTAGAAGCATCGGCAGATGTGCCTGTTGGCCCGCCCGATAATGTCGAAGCCAAAACTCCATTTATGAAAAGATTGTAAGTACCAGTTCCATCTCCCGTTATTAAAAACGATTGAGCTAGAGATGTTAGAGTGCCAACAGAACTAGCTGATGTTACAAGACTTGCCCCAAATACTTGAAAGAAAATAGACGATCCAATTGTTTTTATTCCGACTCCTTTTACGTTTAAGTCTTGCACAGTTGTGCTAGAGTGTGAAAGTCCTAAGTAAACTCTGTTAATTCCGCTTGATGCAATCGCTCCCGAATAAGCAATAAAACTGAAGTAAATAGGACTTCCCCAATTTATAAGCCCAGCCGTCCCAAGTGAAGCGTAAGGAGGTTGCGATGCGCCAGTAAATCGAGCCAGTGAACTAGCTGCAATTGCTCCGCAGAAAAGCGATATACCTCCATTAAAATCACCACTTCCAAGCACATTGGTAAACGTAGTCCCCTGAACTGGCCATGCCCACATGTTGAGCATACCAGTGATGATGCGCTGATCAAAATCCGCTCGCGTTATCAAGCTCGTAGCCGCTGGCGTCCCTGTCCCTGCCGATGTCGGGCGCGTGGTTGATGTGAATGCTGCGCTGCCGCTGATCGTTGGTGCGTCGATTGTCGGTGATGTGCCAAAAACCAATGCGCCTGTTCCTGTTTCGTCTGTCACCGCTGCGGCAAGATTCGCGCTGCTTGGCGTTTCGAGAAATGTCGCTACGTTTGCCGCTGGGGTTGTCGTTGCGAGCGTTGTAAGCCCTAGAGCCGTTCTATGAGCCGCCGCTGCACCCGTCCCGTAGGTGTAGGATGTGGTGTTGAATGTGGTTGCCGTTCCGCTTGGAATAGTCAGGTTGCGCCCTCCCGCACTCCAAGTGAGGCAAGGTTGCATACTGCCATCGACAAGCGATGCGCCTCCGCTTTCGACTGCCGCAAAGTTGGTGCTTTTTACTGCTGCGCTTGCGTGCGATGTCTGAATGTGAGCCGCTGATCCTGCGGTTGAAATTGTAGCGTTGGTGCCTTGAGTTCCCATCGTGGCATTTGCGCCTACTGTCGAGATGCCAGCGTTTGCACCTGTCGTGTAAATAGATCCACTTGCGCCAGATGTGTAGATGGTTGCGCTATCTCCCGATGTGCTGATATGTGCGTCTGCGCCCTGCGTGTAAATTATTGCATCAGTGCCGATGGTAAAGATTTCTGCACCATCGCCTTGAGTGTAAATGTGAGAGTATTCGCCGTCTGTGTAAATCTCGCCGCCTACTACCTCTAAGTCGCCAAGAGATAAATTTGCCGTGCCATCGCTTGTCGTTGCGCTTGTTACAGCATTAACCGCCGCTGCGATTGATCCGAAAAGTATCGAATGGCTATTTGAAAACGGCGATCCAGCATACGATACCAAAGTCACTGGGAAAGTATAATAAGCCGTCGATGTGTTGGGATTCGTAACAGTTGGCGTGCCTGTGATCTCCCAAACTTGATTTTGCGAGCTGTCGTCTCGGTTTTGGATAAAGATTTTTTGACCTTGTGCAAAGAACGAAAGCAAAAGCTCAACGTCTGTTCCTTCATCGTCGAGGTGCGAAACGAGAATTTCCGTTGCCGCATTTTGTGTGGCGTTGTTCCAGAGCAAATGACCGTTGGTCGGATAACCGCTCGTCGCATTGGTCTTGGCTTTGTATCGCCATGCGGTCGATGATCCACCGCTAGCACCTGCTGCGCCTGTGTCGCCCCTTGGAATTGTGAAGTTAAACACCGCCGCGCTAGTCGTGCCGCTGTTTGTAACGCTTGCATTTGTTCCCGCCGCGCCAGTGGTAGTCGTTCCGACCGCTACTGTTGCCGCTGTGCCAGTTGGAGCGAGAACTTGAATTTCTACAACGTCACCCGCAGTGGTTTCGACTGTGACATTTTCCTCAATCGTTGTTACGTCTAATGTTACTTCGTCGGGCATAGATCAATCTCTGGTTGTTGGTAAAGTGACGTTCATCCCGCCTTTAATGTAGTTGCGGCGAGTGCCATCTGTGGCGATGGTTCGGATTGAAAAAACGTAGTATGCTGGATCGAGATCAAGCTCTGCGATGCGGTCAATTCTAAACTCCCACAATGCAGAGTTTGTAATTGTGATCCCGTTGCCGTTTGTCAATTGCAACGCCGTTTGACAGTTCGCTGGCTGATTAGCGCGAAAGTCAATTTCGACACTAGCCAGCGTGCTGCTAGGTGCTGCATCGTTGATCGTGACGCGAAATGACTGCGCCCTGAGCGTGTCACCCTGCATAATGTCTGGCAAGTTATAGATTGCGGTGGTAGCCATGTTCTTTGCGCTTTTGTGTAGTTGATACGCCTTGTGTCAACATAATTTTTGTCATGTCAATTTATTTATCGCATCGGCATTTTCGTATAGGAACTTCAGCGTGCGCTGATAGCGATCAAAATGCCCTCCTGCGATTTTATGCAATGCACAATCGTCGTAATTCGATTCCGCTGGATTGGCATAAACTGGCTTTTCCATCTTCGTGACTGGCACGCCGTTGTTTTGAAAATACCAGCCCATGATCGCGTCATCAGCAAGCAATGCCTCTGTAAAATTCTCATTCAGGAAGTAAATCAATCGTTTGAGTTTTTCCAAGTCAATCAAAGATCGGCGAAAAATTACTGCACCAAAACCTTCTGGCAAGTTGGTGTTAT